TTTGCGTCTCGCGTCAGTGTGAAGGGTCAGTTGAAGTGTAAACTCGAGGCTATTGGACTTCGTGTCCCCAAGGCTGGTCAGACCATCAATCTCATGCACGAGTGGGTCATCGCCGAGTTTGGCGCTTGGGTGCGTTTGCTGAATAGGAAGATTGCCGAGCTCAAGACCAACGACCATGTTGTAATCAACACGGGTTTTCGCTGCCCCAGTTGTCCGAGGTCGTTGAGGCCAACTGGGGTCGGCATGACAACGTCGATCGGTCGTCCTGTACAATCAATGACTTCTCACGTTTCGGCGAGAGTCAGAGGGGGGAGTCACTCGCCATGGACGTCGCCTGGCTCGAGTGGGTTGGTTGTCCCGAGGACATTCTTTTGCTGTATGTCGAGTTCAAGACTCGTATTACCATCGGTGGGCGCGTCAAAATCATCTGCCGCGATGACGGTGAGCCTGGCACTTTTCTCTTCAACACCTTGTTCAATATCGGTGTTTGTGTGCTTCGCTTTGGCTCTCGCGCTTTTTGGGTCGGCTTCTGGTTGTTCGCTGGGGATGACATGGCTGTCGATTACCACTTGGTGGATCATCGTTCTTGGCTTTTCTATCGTCGCCGGCTTCGCGTCGTGTGTAAGCTACAGCATGTGCCCGTTGCTGACTTCTGCGGTTGGCTGCTCTTTCCAGGTTACGGTCTTGTGCGTTCGCCTATGGTCATTTATTTTAAGATATGGGCTCGTACTGCGCATGGCTATGACGAGCGCGACTTCCTGCCGGCTTATCTCGCCGAGATGTCTTTCACCTACGCTGCGGTTCGCTCCGGCTTGTTCATGTCTGAGCTTGATGAGATCGTACTCAAGCGGTTGCTCAATATCTTCCATGCTCGCCAGCCCGTCTATAGTTCCTTTGCTTTTGGTGGTCTTGCTGCTCTCGCTCGTCGTGTCTTCCGCTATCGTTTGCGTCCCGACTTGGTGTCTCGCGCTGAGCGTCGATTTGCTGAGTCTCTGTATGCTCGTTACTGTTGATACACTTACGTTTAATCTCTATTATTGTATTTTCTATCTTCTGTCTTCTTGTTTTGACATGTCCACTGAACACACTGACGCCAATGTCGCTTCTTCCGTCGCTGCAGCTTCTACCATACCGATCCAGGTGTTGGGGATCGCGATAAATCCAACGCGTACCACTTTGGGCACACGTCTGTCGATTACTTCCATTGCTCGTG